ACCATAGAGTATAGCCCGCCTGCCTCGAGCAAGGTCGCATATAGATCGCCGACGTTAGCGGAAATATCTACTGTGTGACCCTTAGCGACCGCTTCATCCCAAATCGCGGCTGGCCAGCTTGCCGGTTTACCAATTCCGTAAATTACGGCTTCATCAATCACTTTGCCAATAGCCGTGATGAGCGCCGGTCGTACCTGATCCCAAATTGGGACTGCGGCATCATCTAAAACGGATTCCGAAATCGGCACAATCGCGGCGATTTCCTCGGCGGTAACTTTGACGCCTTCCCATTCCATGGAAGTTGTCTGTTTCAAGCCGGTGTCGCCGTTTACAAAATACGCATACGGCAGAGCGGTATTTACTTGAAGGACGGACTCCTTTGCCGCCATATTCCGCAGTTTCGTTGCGTAACGCATCACGAAAGAATTCTGCGGAACCTCCCGAATGATCTCATTCGAGGTTTCAACAGGAATAAGCGAACTGACATTAGTCCGCGTAATAATTTCATCATATATAGCCATTATAGCCCTCCAAAACGGTTCCTAATCAGATCATCCATCGAAGCACCGGTTTTTTGTGCCGCCGATGAAGTGGCGTTTGCACCGGCTTTCGTACGGACTGACCCTTTTTGTTCAAAAAGCTGCGGCGCCTCTGCTATTATCGCGTCCCAATCCGGCGAACCATCACGCCGAAAAAGATTTTCAGACACAGCCAACGCATAAGCTGCCTTTAAATTTAAGCAACCGACTTCGCCCGCTTTCTCGAGGAACTCACTTCTTCGATTGGCTTCTTCGAGCTGCTTCGTCATCTGCTCTAAGGTCTGCTTTAATTCAGAACCTTCCTGAGCTTTTGACGTCAATTCTTTGATCTGCTTAGCGTAGGAGTCACGTTCAGCTCTGGTTGCTTTCACGGAATTATTCAGTCCCTGAATATGCCCGTCCAGAAGCCCTCGACTCTTCTCGTCAAGCTTCTCGTACCAACTCTCGAACGTCTCGCTCGATTCCTCCGTCTCGGAGTTTAAGTTAATTTCTTCCGTCATTTTTTTATCCTTTAACCTATTATACACTATTTGTCAAGCTTTTTCATCCACATAATATGGACACGGCGCCGCAAAAAAGTAAATGTCCTCCGGCTTGTCCTGCGGATAAAACTGGCAATGGCTTCTGTCAAAACCAACCGGCTCCCGCCCCGTGTTTTTGAACTTGCATGTTTTGCATGCTATATCTGCGCATGCACCAAAAGCGCTTAACGGCACGTCATCATTTATTGATTTTCGCTTTATTAATTGCATCCATTTCCTCCTTAGTCATCTCAAAATATCCTTTTCGCTGCTCCTTCATGACCTCCAAGGTTATGTCCCATGCGCCGCCGCTGTATTTGACGTTATTAACTTTGTATGTATATCCATCGGCAAGTATAGTCTCAAACTCCCGTGATAAACGGTTTGCTTTTTCGCCATTCCAGCTTTCGCCTGCATATCCTCGCTCACCAAAATAACTAAAAGGCTCGGCATAGATCATCTTTGTACCTGCCGGAACCCTGACTGTGATCGAAACGTCCGTGTTCATGAAGCCGGTGTTTAGGGTTGTCCCGCATGAGAAAAAAGCAGTGTCTTTGAATTTTTTATCCAATATTTCTTGTTTTATCAGCTCGAGATTGTCCGGATTCCGGAAGTGATCTTTCGGAATGCCGAAAAATTGTGCCGCACCTTCCATATCGATGCCACGATGCAAAAGTAGGTTTATGTCGCTTCCTTCTGACTTTAAGATGGCATTGTGCATGTTTTCAACATAATTCGGGTTGCGAACTCCTTTATTCTCCACGAATTCAGCATCAAGCGGTACGTTCCCGATTCCTTTAAAAATCATCCGATCATTACTCACCTTTTCATAGCCGCGTAAAGGTCGGTTATATTTGCCGCTGCCTTCCGTGTAACCCCAAAGAGCGTTTTTCTCATCCGGGGTTAACTTATCCCATAACGCCTTCGTGATCGGTCGGAAAAATGCATCTGCCTCTTCTTTCGTGTAGAAAGCTTTATAAGCAGTCGGGGAAATATAACCCTTGGCTGCCGGCTTGAAACCTGCGAACCCGAGCCTCTCCAGACTTTTTATCGCCGGCTCACTCCCCCACACACCGGCATTCCTCATGTAGACCATGCTGCTTGGCTCTATCCCATAATCTTTCCATAGAGCGTACAAGCTTCTGCCCATGATACGTTCTTGATCTTCTGGATCTAAACCTTCGAACCATTCTCTGCCTGTTTCCCACGATGGACTGCTATCGATGCCATTTAATTCTGGTATCGCCGTGCACTTTCCGTTTGGATGATCCGCAAGTTCCTGATCTATCCAATAATATTTGCCGTCCATCATCAAGCACGCCAAACATGCCGTCGGTTTATAGCAATACCGCCTAAATCCTCTGATAATCCCCGTGCTCCGGTATTGCTCAATATTCGTCATCCGGTAAGCGCGGTTGATCTCCGTCCTCGCTATCAGCGTTGAACGCTCGAAGCTTATGTTTCCGGCAGACATCATGTTTTTTACCAATTCATTTACGCCTTGCCCGCGTACTATGCCGATTTGTAGCGCTTCAGCGATACCTTTTGCCATATCGCCATAACTGGCTTTCAATAACTCATATAGCGGCGCTCCGGTCGAGCTCATTCCTATCATGGTTTCGTATGCTTTTACGTTCAGAATGTTCCATTTTACCGACGCGCCGACTAAAGCCTTTGTCGCCTCATTCGCTCCGTCTATGCCGAGAAGTAAACTGTCCCGCTGTGATGCACTTATGATGTTTTCTGCCGACTTGCTGTATCCGTCGAGCTGGATATTAGCCTGCTCCAGTAGATATTGGTATTGATTCATACTATAAATATACTGAATCGGAACAGCTTGCCCCGATTCAGATAATTCACTTGCTTTTTGTGCGACGGCAATATAGTCGTTGTTAAGGTTTTTGATGACAGAATTCCACTGTTTGCCAAGCTTCAATAACGTTGACTTTTCATTGTTATTTAGCTTATCCTTATAGGACTCGACAACCTCGACAACGGTTTTAGGTGTTTTCACGAGCCGTCCTTGAAATTACACTGTTAAGAATAGCTTCACTCATGGTAGACTGCTGTTCTGCTTCCTCCGCCTTCTCATCCATGATCTGCTTGATCTCGTCCGTACTTTTTCCTTCAAATCGTAACGCCGTAGACAGTGCCAAACCAGATTTTATGTTCTCCGTCCGGATCTCCGCCTGCGTCTTCGGCTGGATGCTCTCGACAGGTGCCCATACCGGCGTGATATCCTGCAGTCTCACATCCCCGAAGCCGGACAAAAGCAGCAGATAAGCCCCGACATCCGACCAAATCGGATCAAGAAGTTGCTGCGTTTTGCGTGCTTTTTTAGACAGCGGTGCCTCCATCGCTATCAGCGCCTCACCTGAAGGTTGCCCGTCTGCCCCATAAAAATAATGTTTCGGGGTTCGGGTAATAACCGCGATGCTGTTTGCCAGCTCGGATATCTGGTTCGAGTAATTCGATAGGTCTGCCGCTTCCAAAGTACCGACAGAGGTTCCTTGCTCATCTGCGCGAATAGCCGCAGGAATAGACCAAATCTCATTCGGCGCATTTTTCAGCGTGTCGATATTTGCATTTGTGATGATATATCTTGCCGGAAACGCGTTAAACTCTGCAGTAACCATCATATCGCCGAGCAACTTATTAATCGCATCCTGTATCGGGATCACGTTATCCAACTCAGACTTCAAGCCTCGCCGGCTGTTCCTGAAATGGAATACCGGTATAATGCCTGTCGGGTTTGTACCGCTTTCCGTCTCATCAAACTGGAAAGACGTATATGATACGATATCCTCCGGCTTCCCTTTTGCGAAGTAGTTTTCGAACCGGTCTTCGTAATACAAAATTATTCGAGTGTAGTCTCCATCTACGTACCATTTCGCCGCGTACTTTTTCTTTGCCGGCGATGAATCTTGATAGCGGACAAACACGTTCGCCGGATGATTTTGGTAAACTTCCGGGTTGCCGGCTTCATCCGTTCCGACAATGATAAAACCTTCACCGGTAACAGCCATTGCTTCGTGGACTTCATCTGCCTCGATACCTATGTGAAGGTCAGACCAAAGCTCATCGAGCTTTGCGTTTCGTGCCCTGTCCTCCGCATCCCAGCCGGTAATTTCCAGCCTGTCCAGTATAGAATTAACCACGACTGCACACCAATTCTGAGAAAATCTCGCACACCGGTTTTCGAAAACTTCACGTAATCGGGTCGCCGTATACATCAGCGGTTGGTTCCCGTCGTAGTAGTCGTACATCTTTTTTACATGCCTCTGTTTACCTTGCAACGCTTCAAAAGCTTCCTGTAAATCGCTTATCATCCTTGCCAACTCCTTGCTTCCCTTTTTTGGAAAACTGTTACCAAATCATCAAAAGCGCCCGATGACGCATCCATCATGTCATCATGTTCGGACGGCTGGTTGTGCATATGAGTGATATATGCCTCTGTCCAATCACCTTTCAGAACTTCAACTAAACCATGCTCAGCGTATGACGCAAGCGGTCTGGCTCTGGTTATTTTATCTCCGCTTGATCTGACTCCTCTGGCGTCCATTCCCGCTAACATCGGAACCAGCGTATAATGGCTCTCCCGCTTACCTGCCGAGCCTGGTTCTTCTTCCCAGCGCACCTTGAACGGAATGCTAAGAGAGCCAAAATAGTCTCTGTAAAAGAACGCAAGCTCCTGTAATTTCCTGTAAACTTCTGCCGGCTCTAATTTCATCGCCTTTGCCTCAAGGATCAATATCTTCTTCGTACTTTGATTATACAGCATCACGCACCAAGCCGTATCATCCGGGTCTTTGTTTTTCAGTGAAGGTGCCGTTGCTGCTAAATCAAAACGCATGACTGCAGTCCAACCTGGAGTTGTCTTATCCCAGTCATCGACTATCTTGAACCAGTCACGATTGAAAACATTCCCGGCAGTGTTAACGATTTTCCAGTTGCCGCCTCTTTGCGGATCCCCAAGAAGGCGCTCCCTATCCACTTTGGAAAGCCCTTGGAGGTTTGCTATATAGCCCGGATCTTTTTCGAGCAATATTCGGTTGTCATAAATCGTTGATGGAATGAAAGTGCATGATCGCGGCATGATATCCGGATATTCTGCCAACAGCTCAGTTTTTGTATCGCGCCATATGATCTGTTCGTCTTTGGCGATAAACCAGCGGATGCGATTGATACGATTAAGGTCAGCGTAACCGTCATCGGCAATCCACCACGATAAAAAGTCTGCCAACCATCCGGGTTCCGGGTTACATGATGCTCGGATATACGGTTTAACGCCGCACACAGACCGGTTACGGCTCATCAGATAAATGAATTGCTGGTAGGTGAATGTTTCGAGCTGGTCAAAAGCAAGAAAGCAAATCTGCGCCCCACGCCAACTGTAAAGATCTGCCTCATACTGCAAACCGCCGAAGCTGATCTTTGAACCCTTCGGAAATGTCCAAAAATACCGAGACGCGTTAGGTTCTCCATTGAAAAGCGGGTAAATCTTCGACGCCTCAGTCCATAGACCACCTGGTCGCGTGATATCTGCCAAAGTCCGCCGAAAAATGACTGCTTCAAAACCTGAAACGTCACGATGATAAAGCGGCTCTAAAAGCAGAGCGTAGGTCTTCCCTCCGCCGGCAGAGCCGCCAAATATGGTAATATCAGCGTTCGACTTGAGGAATAGTTCCTGTTTCGGCTGCGGCTGGATTACTGTTTTCATTAATATCTTCTTTTTTAGGAAGGTACAGGATTACTTCTGCCTTCTCGAATTCGCCATGAACGTTTACATTTTCCGGCGGCTTACCGAACGCGACTTCGATGAACGCCATCTGAAGCTTTGGATTTTTGCTCGAGCCCCATTGCCGAAGGATGGCTTCCGCTACCGTAAGGACATGCCCATTAATAACCACCGGCTCGCCATCTTTCATCACTACTTCATTCGCTATTTGAACAGCGAGTTTTCTGAAGGCGTCAAAGCTCTTCGGCCTGCCGTTTCGATTTATCCGTGGATCGCCTTTTACAAAAGTTCCCTTTCTTTTTGGTATTTCTTCCATAATTACCTGTACTTATAATGTCGAAGGATAGCTTCGGCAATCATTATATCTTTTTCTATTTCTTCCATAGCCATGCCACGAGAACCTTTCAAAAATACAATTTGATCTTTTTTAATTATATTTTTTGCGAATTTCGCAGCCTCAATAGAGTTTTTGAAGTTTTTGATTTTTTGATTTTTAAGTGTCTTCAGAGCTTCGTTCATAAACTTTCCAACGGTTATGATTTGGGATTCCGGAAAAAGTTTTACAGCATGAGAAAC